GGAAGCGGCGGCGGATGTGCCGCCATCGGCTCGTTCGTGACGGCCGTCTGGTCGACCATTTCGGGCAAGCACTGATGAGCGCGTTCGACGAAGCCTTCGCTGATCTGATCAGCAACGAGGGCGGCTATAGCAGCAGCCCGAAAGATCCTGGCGGCGAAACCATGTGGGGCATCACCGCCCGCGTAGCCCGCTCCCACGGCTACACCGGCCCCATGCGCGAACTGCCGCTGAGCTTCGCTCGCGCTATCGCCAAGGCCGAGTATTGGGACCCGTACAAGCTCGACGAGATTCCCGCGCAGATCGCCTTTCAGGTGCTGGATGCCGCCTATAACGGCGGCCACCCAGTGCAGTGGCTTCAGCGCGCGGTAGGCGTGGCAGAGGATGGGGTGATCGGACCCGCAACCCTCGCCTCGGTGAAGGCCGCCGACCCAGACGACGTGTGCCTGCGGTTCGACGCCTACCGCCTGCAATACATGACCGACCTGTCTATCTGGCCCGACTTCGGTAAGGGCTGGGCGCGCCGCATTGCGGCCAATCTGCTGAGGGCGGCGCAATGAACTGGTCCGACGTAGGCAACAAGCTTCGCTCTATCGCTGGCGTATCGCTTCCCGCCATTGGCACGGCCTTAGCTGGCCCTGCTGGCGCAGCGGTTGGCGTGATGCTGGGTAAGGCACTCGGCACTGACGCGACCCCTGATGCCGTGGCGGCTGCGCTTGATCCCGCAGCGGCCGTCAAGCTGCGCGAGATTGAAGCGGACCTCGCCAAGGCACAGATACAGGCCGACGTAACGGTGCTGCAAGCGGTCAACACGACCATGCAGACCGAGGCAAAGGCTGACCACTGGCCGACCTACTCATGGCGGCCGTTCATCGGTTTCTGCTTCGGCATCGCATGGCTGGGCGACTACCTGCTGTTACCGCTGGCGCATATCCCGGTGCCCACCGTACCGCCTGAAGCCTGGCTCGCCGTGGGCGGCGTGCTCGGCGTGGCGTCCTGGTATCGCGGAAAGATGCAGGCCAACCCGGCCGTGCTTTCAGACAACCGGGGCTGACATGGAACGCGCCCTCCTGTTCATCGGCATCCTGTGCCTCGTGAGCCTGACCCTGCTTCTCATCATCTGGGACGGCAAGCCGCGCAAGGAGCCGATCGCTCCGACTGTGCCAAAAAGTGCGATGAAGTGCGATGGCGAAGGGTAAGAAAACTGGCGGCGGCACCCGCAGGGGCGTCCCGAACAAAGTCACGGCTGACGTAAAGGCGGTGGCTCAGGAATACGGGGAAGAGGCTGTCTGCACCCTGGCGCAGATCATGCGCGGGACGGATATGCCGCCCGCCGCCCGGGTGTCGGCTGCCAAGGAGCTGCTGGACCGTGGTTACGGCAAGGCGCCGCAGACCATCGACCAGACCACCACCGTCAAGCCACCGCTGCCCGTCCTTGGGCAGGACGAATTGCGGGAGGCCGCGCAGTCTGCCGCAGAGAAGTTCTGACCCGTGGACGCGCTCACCCCCAAAGAGGTTGAAGGCGCCAAGGCACTGTGCCGCGGTCAGCTGTACGCCTTCAGCCGGTGGATGTTCCGCCAGCGCAAGGGCTATCTCTGGCAGCGGGCCGAGCATCACCAAGCCATCTGCGATGCGCTGGAGCGTGTGTTCCGGGGCGAGTGCAAGCGCCTGATCATCAACATCCCGCCGCGCTACTCCAAGACGGAGCTGGCGGTGGTCAACTTCATGGCCTGGGCGCTGGGGAAGGTTCCCGACGCCGAGTTCATCCATACCAGCTACTCCGGTGCGCTGGCCACGGGTAACGCCTGGCAGACCCGTGAGCTGGTGCAGTCGGAGGCGTACCGGGAGATATTCCCGGACACCGAGCTACGGGCCGACAGTGCCGCCAGGCACGAGTGGCGAACGACAGCCGGTGGGTGCGTCTACGCCGTGGGTGCAGGCGGCACGATCACTGGCTATGGCGCGGGGAAGCATCGCCCGGGCTTCGGTGGCGCGATCATCATCGATGACCCGCACAAGGCCGACGAGGCGCGCAGCGATGTGATTCGCAACGGCGTGATCGAGTGGTTCCAGAACACGCTGGAAAGCCGCAAGAACGGGCCTGATACGCCCATCATCCTGATCATGCAGCGCCTGCATGAGCGCGACCTTGCAGGCTGGCTGCTGGCGGGCGGGAACGGGGAAGAGTGGGAGCACGTCTGCCTGCCGGCGATCACGGAGCAGGGCGAGGCCCTATGGCCCGCCAAGCACTCGATCGCCGACCTGCGACGGATGCAGACCGCCGCGCCCTATACGTTCGCCGGGCAGTACCAGCAGGCGCCCAACCCGGGCGAGGGCAACATCTTCAAGCCGGACGCCATCCGCGTGGTGGATGCGCTGCCGATCGACGACGAAATCGACTGGGTGCGCGGTTGGGACCTTGCGGCCAGCGTGCCCAAGCCCGGCAGCGACCCGGACTGGACGGTAGGCGGCAGGCTCGGGCGCGGTCGCTCAGGGCGCTACTACATCGCCGACATCACCCGGATGCGTGGCGGCCCTGACGAAGTGCAGGCCACGCTCAAGAACACGGCCGAGCGCGACGGCAAGGTGCCGCGCATCTCGATACCCCAAGACCCGGGGCAGGCCGGCAAGACCCAAGTACTCCACTTCACCCGCCTGCTTGAGGGCTACCGGGTGAAGGCCAGCCCGGAAACGGGCGACAAGGTGACGCGCGCCGAACCGCTGGCAGCCCAGGTGAACGTGGGCAACGTGGTGATGCTGCGCGCTCCCTGGAATGACGCGCTGGTCGCAGAGATGCGGGTGTTTCCGAACGGCACGCACGATGACCAGGTGGACGCGCTGAGCCGCGCCTTTGCCGAGTTCGTGCAGCCGACGACCACCGGCATCCTCGACTTCTACCGCCAGCAAGCCGAACGCAAACAGGACTGACCGATGCCCCGCATCCCCGAAGGCGCTAAGACAACCGATCTTGCGCCAGTGGCGAATGCTGCCCGGCAGCAGGGCGTTCTGAGCCGCATTGCCGGTGCCGTGCGCTATGCCATTGCCGGCGTATCGCCTGACACCTGGATGAGCCCGAACCAGCCGGTGACGCCGGTTGCGCAGGGTGCGGCGGGCCGTCGCCTGGACTACCCGGTAGGCGTCAATCTCACCTACACCCCGCGCAGCACGGAGCTGACCAGCTTTGGGCAGTTGCGGGCGCTGGCTGACCGCTGCGACCTCGTGCGCTTGGCGATCGAGACCCGCAAGGACCAGATGGCCAGCCTCGTCTGGACGGTTGGCCATGTGGACGACAGCAAGGACGTGGCCACCGACGCCCGCGTCAAGGCGCTGATCGACCTGTTCAAGCGCCCCGATGGCGTCTACGGCTGGCAGGCCTGGCTGCGGATGCTGATCGAAGAAGTGCTGGTCACTGACGCGACGGCGATCTATCCCCGCAAGCGCAACAACGGCGAGCCGCTGGGCTTCGACCTGATCGACGGCACGACCATCAAACCGTTGGTGGACGACTCGGGACGCCGCCCGTCTGCGCCTTCGCCGGCCTTCCAGCAGGTGCTCAAGGGCATCCCGGCCGTCGACTACACCGCCGACGAGCTGCTGTACGCCCCGCGCAACCCGCGCGTGCACAAGTTCTACGGCTTCAGCCCGGTCGAACAGGTGCTGCTCACGATCAACATCGCGTTGCGTCGTGCCGCGGGCCAGCTGCAGTACTTCACCGAGGGCAATATCCCGGCCGCGTTCGCTTCGGTGCCGCAGGAGTGGACGCCTGAGCAGATCCAGCAGTTCCAGACCTACTGGGACACGGTGATCGAAGGCGATCAGGCCTACAAGCGCAAGGTGCGTTTTGTCCCTGGCGGCACGAAGGTCGAAGCGGTCAAAGACGCCCCGCTCAAGGACGAGTTCGACGAGTGGATCGCCCGCGTCATCTGCTACTGCTTCAGCCTTCCGCCCACCGCGTTCGTCAAGCAGCAGAACCGCTCTACCTCGGAAACGCAGCAGGAAGCGGCGCTGAAAGAAGGTCTCGCCCCGCTGATGGTGTGGGTGAAGGAAACGCTGGACTACCTGATCCAGCACCACCTCGGCATGGCCGACTTGCAGTTCAAGTGGGTGGAAGAGGAATCGCTCGATCCCACGGCGCAGGCGACGATTCTCACGACCTACCAAAAGCAGGGCGTGTACTCGGTCAACGAGATCCGCGCCAAGCTGGGCGAGGACCCGCTGCCCGACGACGGTGCGAACGCCTACCTGATCTTTACTGCCACGGGCGCGACGCCTCTGGAACGCGCCTTGGAGCCACCGCCCGCCCCCGTAGCACCCGGCAGCGACCCTACGGACCCGGATCAGCCGCCGCCCAAGGGTGGCAAGCCCGCGCCCAAGGACAAGGCCGAGAAACACGCGCACGGGGACCTGACCAAGGCTGCTGAGCCGCTGACCAACCGCGAGACCGCGCTGCGCGATGCGTTCGCCGCCGCGCTGGACGTGGTGCGCGAGGCAGCCGTCAAGAAGCTCAAGAAGCTC